GAGAACCACGAGTTCGCCTATCGTATGGCGCATCCGAACCCCGCCATGTCCGGGCAAGATTTGATGGAACTGTTGATGGCACACCTCTTACTGCCGGGGAACGCCCTCTGGCAACCCCTGATAGTCGGCAACTCGGTCAAGGAAATCTGGCCCGTCATGCCGGACCTCGTGAAACCTATCCCGTCTTCCAAGGCGGGCGAGTGGCTGAAGGCGTGGCAAGTGACCACCGCTGACGGCGTGCAGTACATGGTGGCCCCGGAGACGTTCGTCCATTTCATGCAGTTTGACCCCGGCAATCCGTATTGGGGCATGGGGCCGCTGATGGCCGCGGCGAGGACAGTGGACACCGACAACGAGGCCCAGGACACCCAGAAGATTTCAATGCAGAACCGGGCCGTGCCGGACGGGGTGTTCACCCATGAAGCGGTAATGACCCCGGAGCAGTTCGATGAGGCGAACAGGCAGATCAAGGAACTCCGCACCAACAAGACGAACAGGAGAGCGCCGTGGGTCTTGGGCGGCGGTGCGACCTGGCAGCAGATGTCCTTGAACGCGATAGAGATGGACTACATCGCCTCCCGGCTGGCGAACAAGCAGGACGTCGCGGCGGCGTTCGGTATTGACTCCGCATTTTTAGGTGACAAGTCCTCTTCCACCTACAACAACATGGTCGAGATCAAGAAAGCGTTATACGAGAACGCCGTGATCCCGATGCTGGACGATATCAAAGCCACTCTCAATCTCCGCATAGCCCCCCTCTACGGAGACGTGGAGATAGCCTACGACCTCTCCAATGTAACCGCTCTCCGCGAGGACTACGGCAAGAAGGCCGAAACCGCGACCCGGTTGTGGAACATGGGCGTTCCGGTGAACCAGTTGAATGACGTTTTGGAGTTAGGACTCCAGAAGTTCGATGGGTGGGACGTTTCCTATTTGCCGTTCTCAGTCACCCCCATGACGGCGATTGACATGGAGCCGAAGGAACCGGAGCCGATTCCCCAGGCATTCCAGCAGCCTCCGGAGGAAGAACCCAAGGAAGAGGAAGAAGAGGAACCCAAGGGGAAGAAGTCCCGCAAGTCAGATGACGAGTGGAAGCGCGTCGATTCTCGGAGACAAGCCTATTGGCCCATCGTGGCGAAGCGTATACAGAAGCTATACGCGAGCGAAGCGGAAGCGGTGGTCCGTGCCGTGGAGAGCGGCGGCAATCCAGAGGCCGCCATCAAAGCCCTTAAACCCCAATGGGAGAAGACCCTGAAGGCGGTCGGGCAGACCTTGATTGAGGACTTCGGCGGGCAGGTAGCGCGGCGCAAGGCGTGGGACCCGTTCTCGGATGCGGTCAAGAAGTGGTTAGCCAGCCATGCGCTCAAGTCCTCGACGGTCATCATCGGCACCGAGCGGGAAGCGGTAGCGGCGGTAATCGCTGCGGCCCAGGACGCCGGCATGACTACCACTGAAATCGCCAAAGAGTTGAGGCAGTTCTATGACGCCAACATTGTCTTCAATGCCATGAGGACGGCCCGGACTGAAGTAACCATGGCAGCGGGATTCGGGCAGCACGAAGCGGCCAAGCAGAGCGGACGCAGCCAGCACTCATGGCTATCGTCCCGAGACGACAGGGTGAGGGACAGCCACGCCGCCATAGACGGAGAGACGCGGCCCCTGGATAAGCCGTACTCCAACGGTTTGTTATATCCGGGCGACGAGAGCGGAGACCCGAGCGATTTTGTGATGTGCCGCTGCACGGAAATGTACTACTAGGAGGCTCACATGGAACGCAAGACAGTCAAGTTTGAAGTCAAAGACATAGACGAAGAGCAAGGCGTGTTCACCGGGTACGCGGCGACGTTCTCAAAGGTGCCCGACTCCTACGGCGATGTGATCGAGTCCGGGGCCTTCTCCAAGACCATCCAAGAGGGCGCGTCCAGAATCAAGATTCTCTGGAACCACAACGTTGATGAGCCGATAGGCAAGCCCCTCGAAATCACCGAGGACGAGCGGGGTCTATTGGTCAAGGGCAAGTTGTCCCTGGGAGTACAGCGGGCGCGTGAAGTCCTTGCGTTGATGAAGGACGGCGTGATCAACGAAATGTCCATTGGATACGAGACCGTGAAGAGCGACGTTCTGACAGGGGTCAGACACTTGAAAGAACTAAGGCTGTGGGACACCTCCCCGGTGACGTTCGCGGCGAATCCAGAAGCACAGATAACCAGTGTCAAAGCAATAGAGGAACTGAAGGCCGACGTGGAACGGCTCAAGGCACTTCTACCACCGGAAGCCGTCAACGACACTTCCGAGGGGGAAGCCGCAGATATTGAGCAGGCCCTTGCCGAACTTCAGGCCACAGCGGACGGCTTCGACGCCAGGGTAGCCGAGAGCCGCATTGAGGAAATACTGGCGACACTCTAAGAAGGAGAAAAGAAAGATGCCTGAATTGAAAGACCTGACAGAGAAAGTGCAGGGCGCTGTTGATGTGCTGCATAAGACAGCCGACCAGATGGCCGCCGAATCCAAGAAGTTCGGAGAGGCCAGCGGCGAGACCAAGGCCCAACTGGAGAAGATCAACAACCGAATAGACGAGATACAGCTTGAGCAGAAGCGGCTGACACTCGTCAAGCCCGACCCGGAAGGCCATTCCCCTGAGCAGAAGGCCCGCATAAGCGCGTTCTTCAAGTGGATGCGCGTGGGCAAAGCACAGATGGCCCCTGACGAGCAAAAGGCGCTGGTGGAGGATGCCACCGGGTTAGTCCTGGTGCCTGAAGACTTGGACTCGGAGATTACAAGGGCGCTGCCCGCACTTACCCCTATGCGCGGTATCTGCGCAACCAGAACCACCACGCGGGACAAGATTCGCAGGCGCTCACTGACGGAAGTCACGATGGGCTGGGGCAAACTGGAGACCGGAACGGAAGTCACGGAATCAACTTTGGTCCCGTCTGATGCCTACATCTATGTAGAAGACCTGACGGGCTTGACCAAACTGGGCGTCGATGAACTGGATGACACGGACTACAACCTCATTCAGCATGTGGCCAGTTCGTTCGCCAACAAGCGGGCCGAATACGAGAACACCGCTTTCGTGGCGGGCACCGGCCACACCTACGGGCAACCCGCCGGAATCGCGGTTGACACGACCCTTCGGACTTCACTGACCTCCGGCTGTGGTGCCAACGCCACCGGGACCTACGGCATCTCCTGGGCGACGGATGACACCCCGATCTTTGAGGACATTCTGGAGTGCGAATACGCACTGCCGACGCAGTACCTCAACGGGGCGTCCTGGTTGATGAACCGCAAGGACGAACTGAAGCTGAGGATTCTGAGGGCAGGCGGATACACCGCGTCCGATGGTCCCTGGCTCTGGCAGCCCGGACTACTGGCCGGACAACCCAACACCATTGACGGCTTCCCGGTCTACACTGCGAGCGACATGCCGTACTCGGCACTGGCCACGGCTGTCACCAATGTGGTGTTTGGCAACTTCAAGCAAGGCTATCTGATCCTGGACCGCTCCGGAATGAGAATCCAGCGGCTTGACGAGAAATACGCTGAGTCCGGCCTGGTCGGATTCCTGGCCACCTTCCGCGTGGGCGGCGGGCTGCTGCGGCGCGACACCTTCCAGATCATAGTCAACGACGTGTAGTCGAAAGAACAAAGGAGAGATGAGAAATGGGAACAGCAATACCTGATGCCTCAACCCTGCACAGATTCTACAAACCCGGCATAGGCGATGCCGAGTTGCAGTTTGACATGGGCACACCCTACGAGGTGGACACCGTTCAGAAGTTCCCCATTGGAACGCGCCTGTGTCTGGGCGACCGGAGTTTCTACTACGCCTACGCCTCGGGCACCTGCACCCCCAATGTCTTGGCTTACAAGGCCAAGAAGACCAACACCGTAGCCGTAGCGCCGACTCAGGCGACCGCAGCGGCCCAGGCGGCGGCCTATCCCGGCGAGACGCTGGCGGCTGGCGTGGCCCTTAGCCGGTACGTGACCGTCACGATTGACACCGAGATCGGCGTGCTGACCACGGGCGTCCTGTCGGCCAACGAAATGGCAGGCGGGTACATCGTGATCGGCAACAACGGCACCGGGGGACCGCAGATGCGCCGGATTGTGAGCCACCCGGCCCTGACGACCACTGGCGGCTCCCTGACCATGAAGCTCGACGCTCCGCTATTCGCGTCGCTGACGGCGGCCTCGTCAACCATTGAGTTCATGGAAAACCCGTTCTACTGCCTGAAGGCCGACAATGCCGGCGGGGACTACGTGGCCTATATCGGAGTGCCAACAGTGACGGCGGCCTCGGGCCAGTACTTCTGGCTCCAGACCTGGGGTCCGTGCTGGGTCACCAGCAACTCGAACACCTGCGACAGCGCACTCGACAGGATGATCGCTGTTGTGGGCGATGGGTCTGTGAGGTCCGTCACCGATGTGACCGTGGAGAACGGCACTCAGGTGATCGGCTACGCCCTGGACATGAGCGGGTCAGCGTCTTCAAACGCACCGTTTGTGTACCTCATGCTGTACAGGTAGCCAAAGAGTTTCACGGGGAGCGGGGTTCGCTCCGCTCCCCAACGGAGTCAGACATGGTAACGGTGAGAAACGGAACAGCCAAGACTAACGCCAACGGCAGGGCCGATGTGGCCTTCCCGGCGGCGCGGGGCAACGCGAACTACAGCATCAGCCTGACGTGCAAGAAAGAAGACTTCCCGGTGATTCTGTCCTACTCCGGCAAGGCGGCTGACGGGTTCAAGATACACGCCCTGAATGCCGCTGGAGAGGCGGTCAACAACGTCACGGTCGATTGGCTGATCATGCCAGAGGTAAGTTGAGAATACGGCTCTTGAAGGACATCGAAACCCTGAAGGCGGGAACCATCGTGTTTCTCTCAGATGATGATGCGCGGGAGTTCATCCGCAAGGGCGAAGCGATGGAGGACAAGAGTACCGAACCAAAGGAGACGAAATGAAAGTAAGAGCCAGATGGGGCGACTCGGCTACGGCTAGTGTCGAACTGGCCAAGGCCATGAAAGACGGCGCCAAACTCGGCGGGATCTTCAAGGCCGAGATATTCGACGCCCAGGGCAACTTTGTAAGCGAGACTGAGGGCGAGAACATCGTGACCAACCAGGGGCTTGACCACATACTGAACGTCATACTCCACGAGACGACCGCGAAGGCTACGTGGTACTGCTGTCTGGTAGAGAGTGACACCGCGGCTGCGGCGGGCATGACCTACGCGGTGCCCGTCTACACCGAGTCCACGGCCTACGACGAAGAGACACGGCCCGCATACGTAGAGGCGGCGGCGTCCTCTCAGTCAATCACGAACAGCGCGAACAAAGCGGTGTTCACGATCAGCGCCACCAAGACGATCTATGGGGCGTCACTGGTGAGCTTTGCAACCAAGGGCAACACGGCGGAGAGTGGCGCGGTGCTGCTGTGCTACGCCAAGTTCGGAGCGAGTCAGGCGGTGCAGGACGACTACGTCGTGAACTTAACTTACACGTTGTCCGCTGCAGACGACGGAGTGTAAACATTCGGGCCGGGGTGGGAAACTGCCCCGGCCAAAGGTAGGTAGTGATGGCCCGATTGAAAGCGATCAACGACGCGGCATCAACTCTGGCCGTGGCTCTGGCCAGGACCGGCTCGCCGGATGACCACTTGCATCTAGCGAGTGGCGCGGGTGTAGCGCAGGGATTCCCCGAGGCCGGAGATTACATGCTGCGCGTCCAGTACGACAAGGCCCACGGCTCCTACGATGTCACTAAGGAGCAGTGGTCTATCGTCAGGGGAACCAAG